AAAAGGTTGCCAGATCCATATGTTGAATTGTCAAGAATAGCAACTCCAGAAACCCAGCCCCAATCTGTTAATGCAGTATTAAATACTATTTGCGATGAATTTTTAATAAACCCATTCCCCTCATAAGTTTCATAATTAGATGTTGTTTGCGAACCGCTAACATCTATACTAACAGGGGCATAAAAAGTTATATTTGGAAATGTGTTAGAAAATGTATATTGTTGAGCCAAGCCAGCGCCGCCAGCGCTAGTGTCGGCAGATTCAGCAGAACTTTCTAACAAATATAATGGATAAAAATACCCACTATTATTGACTTCGGTACTAAATACTTGAAAAGCTGTATTATCGTCTATTCCAACATTATTCCAAACTGAATTTCCCAAATTAGTTGGATTGCCAAGATCTATCCTAGAATAATTTGTTGTTACAAAATTATTACCATTTTGAACCCCAGAAGGTAATTCTGGAAGTGTTGCTCCATTGTCAGAATCTTTTGGTACAGAGCTTGTGAGAGCAATAGCTATGGTAGAAGGTTTAGCAAATGTTGAACCTCTAAAAATATGGGTAAGAAGTCCAGACTCTAGATAGTCTGATAGTGCAGCCATAATTGTCTCCTAAGAAAATGATCCAATTGTTACAATCTACTCTATTATACACAAAAAAGCCGCTCCCAACTTAATGAGAGCGGCCCCTTTGAGTATTCAATCTAATTAGTAATTAGAATGAACCAAGGATAACCCTACGGTTGTCAAGAACGCCAAATCCAAGCTCTGCCCAGCCATAATATCCAGCCCTTTGCTGACGATGTAGAGTTGGATCCTCAAACACCTGTAGCTGCTGCTTAACTGGCATTACAAAGCTATCATTGGTTGACTGATCAAGACCGACAACAAGCTCAAGATCGCTAGCCTGAACGCTACCGCTAAGTTCGTTGACAAAAAAGTCTTGATATTCCTGACCTTCTCCAAGCTCATCAAGATCGTGGAGATTAACACCAAAGATACGAGTAATAGGAGCGCCGTTTTCTGGAGCGGCGTAGATCTCACGACGAGTTACCTCATCAACTTGATCAAGACCCCAATTACGAATATCCTCTAAAGCTTCTGGTGAGACGTATAGGTCGGTTAAACGACCACGACCAACAGAAGCGCTGTTACCGCCAGAGTTACGACGCATAACGGTCTGCATTAGAGAAACTAGTCTCTTACTAAATAGACCAGCTGTAGCGTCACCGTCATAAACTAGAATGTTACGGTCAACGCCAGCGGCTAGTAGTGTGTGCCAACCGTCATCGTTCATTTTCTTGGTAAAACCAGCTTCCATGACTTGCATAGCGCGACCAACAATGTCCCATCTAGCTTCGCGAGCGTAGCGGAGTAGATAATCTACTGAAGATGCAACGCTATAAGTTGGAATCATCACGTAGTCGCCTTCAACTGAACGCTCTGGAATCCTACCGTGGCCAGGATTTGTGTAAGCAACATGCTCACCTTCTAGGCCGGGAGAGATAAGATCAAGAGGAAATTCGGTTGTTGAACCGGTTTCTACATTGATTGTTTCGAAAATATTACCAAGAATATTACCAACTAGAACACCCTTACGAAGAGGGAGTTCTAATGCTTTAGCAAACTCACGTTGAGCAGCTAGAGCAACATTAACATCAGCATCCCCTGACTTGCGTAGGAGATTGATGAACTCGTCACTAGGTCTTTCATTAATAGGCATGTTATATTCTCCTTTAAGTTTTTATTCAGGGAAGGTTGACTTCGACTTTAGCATAACCGTCAGCATCCTTAGAGCTAAGGAACCTACCGACCTGTAGCACACCAGAACTGCCGGGGCTATCTTTACGAATGTTACCGGCTGTAACATGACAAGCATAAGCAGGATCACCAGCGGCTGGATCACCAGTAATGTTATTTGTTACAACGTATCCCTTACGGAGAACAGTAACCTTGCCACCCTTCTGAACTTCATCTTTGTGCTGATTAAGATGAGTACGAGTTAGGTCTTTGTTAACAACGTCGTTTAGTAGAACTCCTACTGGGCGACTAGCAGCTGTAACCTGTGCATACTTCACAAGGTTTACGCCTTGATCCATAGCGGCGCCAGAGCCAGCTGTATCATGAACAACTACGCCACCGCGAGTAGCGGTGCCTTCGTTGTAGAAGAAGCTGATGTCTGTCTGAAATTCGAATCTATCTGATTTTAGAGCCATAATTTTTTCTCCTTATAAATCACTTGCTAAATACATTGTCTGATAACCACTGAGCCACACTAGCCCTTGTGGTATTAAGTTCATCGTCATCATTAGAAGCATCAACAAGAGTTGCCTCTGTTGACTTAACACCATCAAAAAGCTCATCTGTTACCTCTGCGGTTTCAGTAGCTTGTACATTTTCTGATTTTGATTTCATTTCTTCTTTCTTCATCTCTTCTTTCTTCATCTTCATTTCGGCCATTTTCTTTTTCATAACTGCTACAACGGCTTCAAAAGCGCTATCTTCTAGAGAATCATAAAGAGAAATTGACTCATCAGCTTCGGCGTCTTCAAAGCCAGCGTCGATTAAGCTAGCTTTTCTCATTGCCATTTTTTCTTTCTTTTTCATATCATTATAAGCTGCTCTTAGATCATTTAGTTCAGCGTCTTTAGCAGCAAGAGCATCATTAAGATCTTGAATAGCTTTCTCTTTTTCAGCAACAGCTTCTGTTAAAGTTTTTGTTTGCTCTTCAAAATCTGATACTGATTGCTGTAGATCAGCAACTTCTTTATCTTTGTTCTCTTCCATTTTCTTCTTCATTTTCATATTCTCTTCTTTAGCAGCGTTAAGCTCTTCGCGAAGATCAGCAAGCTGCTTATCTAGAGTATTATCAGACATATTATTATCTCCTATATTTAAATGACTAACTGAACTTGATTCTTTGATAGAGAAAGCTTTAACAGTATCAAGAATAACACTTCTTGGATTTGCTGGTTTAGAAACTAATCCTTTGCCAGAAAAAGAAATATCTCTTAATACTCTACCAACTTTATAGCCTTCATACTCTCCGGTTCCACCATAAGCTCTTAAATGCTTAGTTAAAAATGCTGATTCGTCGCTTCTAGCTACAGTTTTAGAACTTCCATTATTATCTATTAAACTATAATCAAAACCAGCAAATAAACATTCCATAGAAACAAACCACTTTCCTTCTTCTATTTCTGCTATAATATTGTTCATCCTTTCTCTATTTTCTGGATTTGTCCAACTATTATAGAGAACAGCTTCTGTTATAATATCAAAATCAGTTGGAATTTCGCCATCTTCTGGTATAGAATTGCCATTTCTATCTATAACATAACTACCAGTAATATGACCTATGATATCATTCTCATTGTGCATAAAATTAAATTGTTTATCTTCTGGTGTTGATCGTGCTGCCCAAGTTGCTTCAGAAGAAAAAACATCGTCGTTTTTATTCCAACCAGTTGATACTAAAACTGACTTAAGATAGTATAAATCTATTTGTTTTGGATTTGCGCTTTCTGCTTTAATTTTTTCAACGATATTAGATGATTGAAAATTTTTATTATCAGATAGTATTACTGGAGAACAATAAGCAACACTAGCTTGTGTTTTTATTTGCTCAGATAAACCATCTAATATTTCTTGTTTATATACTTTCATATATTTACCTTTTGTGGCTCAAAAAATAATACACAAAAAGAAAAATTGTGTGTTTATTAGGCAAATTTTTGCTCTATTAATAATCCAATAATATTTTTTCTATAATTATCAATTGTCATAGAATTTAGAGAAATATTTTTTTCTTTGAGCATATTAAGAAATAAGTCTGGAGTTTTAACATTATCACGAAGCATATTATACACTTTTTCTTGATCAACATTATCTAGAATTTCTAAATTTGTAAAAATATCTAATTTTAGTTTTTCAAGATTTTCAAATTGTGATTTAGTTAATTGTCTAAGATTTTTCTTATTTTGAGATCCAAGATATGCTGTATTTAATATAATTGATAATTTATCCCAAGAATTTTCAGCCCAAACAAAGGTTTCTGCTACTCCCGGTTGAGATCTAGGGTTTGCTATTCTTTGTTTTCTTGGTGATGAATCTTCTGAATTGGGGGGTCTTCCGTTTGGATTTGGTGGTTTTGGTTGATTTGAAGAAGATGGTGCTGGCCCTTTTGGCATTAATAACATATCTTTTGGAACACTTGTTTTTAGTCCTAAATCTTGTGGAAGCATTTTGCCAGTTTGCAAAGCGACCTTTTGAAAATCTTCTTTGATTTGTGGTCTATGATATGGACCAGCCTTTTTGGGATTTTCTTCGTCTGCTCTATCAATAACCTCTCTTTTTAGTCTAATTTTTTCTATTTGCGGAATTTCTTTAAATCTTTGTAATAGAGTTTCGTGACTAATTATATCTCTGTCTGCTAATTGTATTAATAAATTCTTTTCTGCCGCTTCGTCTGAAAGTGTCATTTGGTCAAACTGTATGTGGGCTTTATATCTAAAACCCATAGCCTTTCTAACGATTTCAATTTCTTTTTCCCAAAATCTTACTAATTGATCTCTTCCATATTGTAATCTTTCAACAAGTGTTTTAAGAGATATGAAATTATTTGTGAATCCGCCGCCGTTTGTTGCCATGCCAGTTAATGTTGGTGGAACGCCCAATCCAGCATAAATACTATTAAGAACAGAAGTATACTTTTCTGAACCCAAGAATTTGTATACTTCACTATTGCTTTCCTTAAATGATAGTTCTGGCCCCCAAACAAGCTCCATCGTTCCGCCGCCAACGTTGCTGGCTAGTATATCGCGAAGTTTATTGATAGCAGATTTATTTGGAAGTATCTTGTGTTCTAAGTTACCCAAGGTCCATAATCTAATATTAGAAATAGCACCATCTAGGGCAGAAAGGTCTGCTAATCTCATTTTTTCTAACATTATAATATCATCAAGAATAGCATAAATCATGGGATTTGCCCATTGACGCCAATCATCCTTTTTATAGTAGAATATTCCTATTCTTTCTGGATCAAGAGGAACATCTTTTTCTCCTCTTAATAAACTTTGTTTTATATTAACTGGTAAACTTTCCAAAACATGATTTGGAATATCTCCAGATGTAAATTTATCAAAAAATGAATTTGTTGTTATGGTATAATTTTGTAATCCCATAAATAATGAAAGATTACCGTCTTTCATTTTTACAGTTAATGGATTAAAAAAGTTATATCTCCAAGGAATTTCGTTCGGTTTTGCGCTAGGAACCTCAACTCTTATATCACTAGAAAGAGACTTCATATATTGATCTAGTTGTGGGGTTACTTTAGCATAACTTCTGTATATAATAACATTTCCACATTTATATAGATTGTTCAAAAATCTTTCGCTTCTTTCTTTACCATTAATATTTCTGAACCATTGCTGATAGAATTTTTCAACACTTTTAGTTTGGTGAACAATTTGTATTCCTTGGCTACCAAAATCTCCCATAAGATCAATAATATTTCTAATTATACCAACCTTATCATATGCGTCCATGCACATTTTTATTATCTGACGTTGCTGATTAGGAACAGCTTCGCCGGGACGAAAAGCATAATAATCATTAGCATTAAATCCTGGCCTAACCGATCTATTCGGTTCTATGTCAATAAAGTGGCGATATGTGCTTCCTTGAGTTTTGGATAGTCCAGAATAATGATCAATATTATCGCTAAATCTATCTAAAGCATTAGTTTTGCTGTTAGGATCGCTATCGTCCCAAGTTATCATATTTTTTTCATTCATATTAAATAGCTTTCAATTGGATTGTTGTCGTATCAATTTTTAATACACATTTTTCATGTGTTCTGAAAACCAGCTTGGTCCAGAATAAAGATTTTCATTTTCATCCTTAGTTTCAAAATCTCTTCCGTTCGCAAAACCGCCAAAAAATTTATATTCTGCTTGGTCTGGTGTTCTCTGTAATATTCTAGCCGCCATATTGGCCATTAGCAATGCTGAATATCGGTCTTTTCTAAGTTTATTCTTTTTACCAGTACCTACTATTATTTCTGGGGTATCCCATCTATCTCTACCATTATTAGTTTGTGTCATTTGTATCATGCTCAATTCATTCTTAAGTTCTTCTATTTCTAAAATACAATCCTCTAGGGTGTCATACATTCTATGTTTTACAACATCTTCTGTATTTGACAATCCAATTGTAATAGAATCAAAAAATGGAAATAATAATATTTTATCTTCAAAATCTTTTCTCATTCCATGATTAGCTTCTGCTAGCCATTCATGTTTAGCAAATTGACACATTTCTAATATGTGCAAACCGCGCTCGCTGTCTGTGTCTTTTGGCTTATTATCGTCAATTACTGGCCAAATTGGCATCTCTCCACTTTTAATTTTATCATGATCATGTAAAGATTCCATAACAGCAATACCACCGCCCTGTGCGTCTATTGCTATATGTACACATGGAAATAGTCTCATAAGATCTCTAATTTTTCTAGCGCAAAAAGAATAAAAGTCAGCTTCATTAGAGTATCCCTTTTTAATCATTTCTTTATGTTCCGACCTTGTTGTTGTCCAACAATGAACTATTCTTCTATGATCGTTATTTACCTCTAAAACTATAATGCTAAAATTATCTACTTCAGAAGCTGGGTCAACACCGAAGATATATTTTTTGCTAGGATCGCCTATAAGAGCCGCTTCAAAATGAATATTATTACCTTGAGAATCGTTTATTAAATTATTTTGAGATATAACACAGGATTCTATAAGTGATCTTTTGAAAAATCCTTGGCTATCTCTAGTAAAACATGCTCCATATTCCATTTGATATATACCGGTATGTACTGTTGCTTTTGATCTTGCTACTTGATCGGCGTCCATAAAACCTTTTGGTAATAACTCATAAGGAATTCTTATTATAGAGTACTGGGTCCAATCAAAATTTTCCGGTGGATCATCTCCTCCGAAAATTTCTCTAAGTTTTACTATATTGCCCTTACTTTTTATAATAGCACTCCACTTTTTCCAGTATGTTGCAAAATGATTAAAATCATAGAATGCTGTGCCAGAAAGAATAATTTGATTATCTTTTTTATCTTCTGTTGGCTTATCTTCGTCAAGTGATATTCCAAGCTCATTTGCTTTTTTAAGTGCTGCTAATCTTTTTACATTTTGAACAGGATCCGCACTAACAGCAGCAAATCCAGCAACTACGTTTTCAAATATTTCTCTAGGGACTGAAGCAAATTCGTCGCAAATTATATCATTTGCACGTTGTCCTCTAATTTTTTGTCCATCACCTAATGGTAAACATGTTATAGTGCTATCATTTAGTTTTAAAACGCACCTATCTGTATCTCGTCTTGGGCCACTATCACTATCGCAAATATCTCTTAACATAGGAGAACTACGCCAAATAGTTTCCATATATTCAAAAATAACTTTACTTTGTCTAAATGCTGCGCCAACAACTACTATTTTTCGTTTTGGATATATTAAAGCTCTTAAAACGGCGTATAAAGATAAAAGATAAGATTTTCCAAATCCACGGCTAGCTATAAGCATTGGAAATTTGCGATCCCACAATTCTCTCAAAAATAAAGCTTGGGATGGTAAAAGTTGAATGTTTAATAATTCTTTAGATATAAAAGATAAATATTCTGGTCTAGTCATTATCCAGGCTAGCTTAAGGTGGAAATCATCTTCTGTTGGCTTAACTATACTCATAGGATTGAAAACGACTTGATCTATGTTGTCTAATCCAAGCCAAGCTTCATCTATTTTTTTAGATTTTGTCATATATTATAATGCCAATTGTCTATTATCTTGTCAGCAAAACCATAGTAAACAGCCTCTTCAGCGTTTAAATACCAATCTCCACTCTTTAGTTTTCTTATTAAGAACTGTTTTACTTGTTTTTCTGTTGGTTTTTTACCAAATTTTTCCTTAAAAAATTGACCATCAACACATCTTTTTGCATAAATATTCATCATAGTTTCACAAGCCCTATATTCATATGTTGCTTGATTTAATGCGCTAAGATAGTCTGTATTAATATCTGTTGATCCATAATGACTCATAAAATGTGCATTTGGGGTTATGTATCTAAAATCAGCAGCTTGCATGAATATGCTACTCATGCTTTCCGCTTGTCCATAGATAATTATAGTAACATATGACCTACAAAGACTGATAGCATCATATATAGCCATTCCATCCGACCATTCTCCACCAATACTATTACAATGAACGGTTATATTTGCATTACTTTTAATATCTAATGCTCTTAGATTTTTAATGAATGTGGTAGCCATCCTGTATTCAACGCCGGGATTTTGATTATCTTCACTATGATAATGATTGTGTAAAAATATCTCCCTAGAGTTTATGTTAGCGCCATAGTCATGAAAATCTTTTAGAAGTTCGGGTTCCATCAGCTTTTCCTTCCTATAGTATATTTTTCATTTATTCTTTTTAGTATGCTTGTTGTTACCAAAAATGCGCTAGTTCTATCTCCACAGAATAATATGTGTAAATTATCATATAGAGCGAATTCAGCCAAACATTTCATCATATATTTTCCAGTAATTTTAAGTGCAGATTTATTTTTAACTGGTATTCTGCTTTCTTCTGGGAATCTTATGAGATCTTCAGCAGAAAATTCAAGAACTAAAAATTTATGTGAAAAATCTTTCATTCTTTCTATTTCTCGCAAAAATGCGTACTTTTTTTGGCCCAAATTTACTGCGAGTTCTTCTATGCACCCTTTACGTTCTATGCACAATTTATTTTCTAACCCTAAAATGGTATAATCTCCCGTGTCCAATTTTTGCTCTACCATTCCATCACAATAGTCAAAAGCAGAAAATTCATAACCATTCTGTTCTCTAGTATCTCTTATAACAGTAAATTGTGGCGGATTTTGGTATTTCATTTAACTATATTTCTAAACAAAGATTCAAAGTGGTGTTCTTTTCCCTTTATTGAATCATGGCATTGTTTACATAATGTGATCCCGTTTGATATTTCGTATCTAAGAGTGCTAGCAGATGCCCACCTTTTAATATGATGTACTTGTAATCTTGTTTTATTTTTACAGTTTGGCATTTGGCATCTATAATTATCTCTTTTAAGAATATCTTTTCTCCACTTTTCGTAAATCGGATCACTATAATTTCTTTTCATAACGATCTTATTTTATCAAATCTTATATATTTTTTAATAGTTCTACAAAAAATTCTAGTAGATATAGAGTCATCTCTTTCTAAAATTAGATTGATCATTCTAAGAATACTTTCATAACATGCGTCATCTGGATCTTCTGCTTCTATAAAATATGTAAAAAATGGTATAGTGTACTGTCTTAGTTTATATTCACTAAGTTTTAAATATATATCAGTGAGATCTATATCTATCTTAAAGTGTTTCATCTTTGAGCATCATTTTTACTAAGCTCGTAAGATCATGTTTTGGTTGCCATGACAATATTTTCTTAGCTTTTGAACAGTCTCCACGTAAAAAATCTACCTCTGATGGTCTATAGAGTTGTGGATCAATTCTGATATATTGTCTCCATTCTGGCATGTTGGCAGAATTAAATGCTATATCTAAAAATTCTCCAACAGTGTGGGTTTCTCCTGTGCATATAACATAATCGTCTGGGATTTCCTGTTGTAGCATAAGCCACATAGCTTCTACATAATCTCCAGCATATCCCCAATCTCTATAAGATTCTAAATTACCTAGAAATAATAAGGGAAATGCTAATCCGCCATGTTGATCAGTATATATATTATCATTATCAATATATAACTTATAAGAATTTATATTATTTTGTTTTTTCCACGCTTTAAAATTTTTGATCCAATTTATTATTTTTTTTGTAACAAAATTGTCGCCGCGCCGTGGACCTTCATGATTAAATAAAATGCCGGAACTAGCATGAAGATTATAAGCGTCACGATACATACGAACAGCATAGTGGGCAGCGCACTTGCTAATGGCATACGGAGAGTTTGGCATAAATCTAGTGCTTTCATTTTGGTATTTATTCCCATCTTTGTCAATATCGAAAGAACTACCAAACATTTCACTAGAAGAAGCTTGATAGAATCTAATATTAAATAATTTTAAATCAACTATACTTTGTAAAATATTAATACACCCTTTACCTGTGACATCCCAAGTAAGGGCTGGTTGACTAAATGAGGTTCCTACATGAGATTGTGCGGCCAAATTATAGATTTCATCTACATGTTCGGTCGCAAGAATATTAATTATGTTACTTACATCTGTTATATCTCCTTCAACAAGACTGAATCTAGGATTCTTTAGAGCATTAAAAAGTCTTTTTGTATTGTTTGTGCTATTTCTACGAGATACTCCAATAACTTGATAATTCTTTTCTAAGAGAAAATCTGCTAAATGGCTTCCATCCTGTCCTGTTACTCCAAATATAATAGCTTTCATTTTATCTCCCCTTGAATTCCTCTACGGTTATTAGATTTAACCAATTTTTTCTATTTTGTTCTAAATTACTATATGTCAATTCACAATCTAAACTAATTAATTCTTGCTGGCCCCTAGTAATTATACCACAACCACAGTCTGTATCTACAACAAACATAGATAAATTTGGATTTGTTGATCTTATTTTTACCCAAGCTTTCCAACAGTCTCCTGTCCAACTTGCGACTCGCTGTGGAACTATTTGTGTTTCTTCGTTATCTGGATTCATATCATGGCAAATAATATAGCCATTTGGTTCTAGTACATTTAGAGCGTTGTTTATATCTCTTTCAACAACGTCGGAATGATGTAATCCATCTATAAATATAATGTCAAAGCATTCTGAATTTTGAGCAAAAAACTCGTCAGATGTCATATGATAATCACATTTTATATTTGTGTCTGGATCAACTCCAATTTTATAATCGCAGATAATATTGTTATAGTTCCGTCTATGATAAATGCCTATTTCTAGATATTTTTTTGCATTTATTTTTTGTATTAAAATGTTTATTATGTCCCATCTGTTCATATTTATTATTCCTTTTTATATATCCAACAATTTCCATCCATAGTATCTATTTGACCACTAAATTTTTCATCTACAGCCCTAACAACGCCGTCCCATCCATAAGCTGCATAATCATGACCAGATATATACCCACCATTTTTTACTTTTGGAAACCAGCCATGTATCTCATTATGGTTTTTCATATTAACCCCTGTAGAAATTTAAAGCAGATAAATCTATTTCATCATTAAAATGTAAAAATGGTTCGTATTCAGTAAAGTTTCTAGTTTCTCCATTGTCTGCTCGTCCTTTTGCGCATTTGATTTTTAATTCTTCTGTACTTTTAGAGAAATAGTGATTTAATTGGCATACTGACCAATCAACCGGAGCATTAAATGATCCAGTAATTAATTCTTTCTTAGTATTATACCACGAAGCGTGGGGTGTATGTATATCTTGAAACGTTGTGGTTGGCAATTTTACTATAGTTTTTACATGCTCGTTCACATTTTTGCCTTTGCCTTCAACCAAACACTCAACTTTTGATCTTTTGGTAAATCTTTCTAATACGCTATAATTGTTGTTAATTGTTTCATGCTCGTTGTTACCAAATATAGCCCAATTTATTCCAACAGCGTTACACTCATCATAGTCAGACAAGAATTCTTTTATATTTTTATGTTGTTTCAATACTAAAAACTCATCAACATCAAAAAATGCTACCCAATCAAAACAGTCTCCGTGATTTTGAATAAAATGATTATATGAATTTGTTTGTTGAATTTTGCCAGGAATATAGTAAACAAAAACATCTTTATTATTAGGAACATAGCTCCAATCATTAGCATAAACAAAAACAGCATTAAATCCTAATTTTAGATGATAGTTAATCCATTCATCTATATAGTGATCCTCGTCTTTGGCTATACAAACTAAAGCGGTATTCATTGGTCATCTCTTTTGATATATACCAACACTATCTTGCCACAAGCCATCCGATGTATCAATATAGCTTTCTAGTAAGACTAGGTTAGCTTTAATATATGATGCCCAAACTTCAGCAGATGGGTGCATAGGTATTCCTAGATAAAAAGACTGAGGTATTGTTGATAATCTCCCCAATAATCGTCAAAATGTTTTATATCAGTTTTAGAATAAACATTATAATGAGATGTAAAGTGTCTGCCGTGATTAACGTGAACATTAGAATTTTTAGCTTGCCACTCTACGATTTTTGTTTGTGGTTCTGATAATCCAGAATTTCTAATTAAAGCATTAGGAATTAAATTGCTAAAGTGTTGAATAGCATAATCAAATTTCATTGTTAATTGACTAGTTGGCTTGTCTCGTTGTGATAAAGATTGGAAGCCCTTATTATTCATACCCATATAATTCATATTGCATATAACATCATGATCAAAATCTTCATAATCAAAATAGCCTTCAGCATATAATACATCATGCTCTAAAAAACTAACATACTTATAATTATGTATTTGTTGAGCAACATATAAGCATTGTAATATTTGTAGTACTTGGTTAAGATGACTACTAGTTCTTGTCCATGCTATAGTCTCAAAAAATGGGTTTTCACTATAGCTATTCCACATGTTTGTAACTATATCAGCTTTACCTTTAGCAGCTTTTTCTATAGATCTTAATGATGCTAGAATGCACGGTTTTATTTTATCTTCATTATTATTAGAGTAAAATATTCCTAAACGTTCAGATTTAGTTTCTGGAAAAACGAATAGTTCATTCTCACGAGTTTTATTACTAAATATAAGACCGTCTAGTTCTATCTCAGTTTCTAAATATTTTAATACTCCCGGTTTAGTATCTCCAAAAAAACTATTATTAGCAAATAAAAAAATTTTTCCATTATTGATTTTTGATTTTACTTTTTCAGCAACGTCAACGTCGCCGTAGGTAGCTTTTAAAATATTCATTCTATTACCGTATCTGGTGTTAAGAATGGTTGATCTATAGTTCCATCCTCGTATTTATGATAAGAACTCAATCGTTCCAATTCTTTGGTCATAGATAATCTCATTTTTTCCATTTCAAGTCCGTACTTTTTTAAAGTTTCTGGATCGCTCATTAATTGAGCTACCCAGCTGGTAAAACTTTGTTTGCTATCTTCTAATCTTTTAATACGCTGCTCGCGCGTTCCTTTCATTTCGCGCAACATACTAGCTTTTTTAGTTTGAAGCTCGCGATAATCTTTGTTTAAACTTTCTTGAGCGGCGCGTAATGTTGCTATTTGGCGCTCTAGATTGAGTATATAATCTGAGTCCTGCTGATCTTTGTCTTTGCTTCTTTCGTTTGATAGCATTTTTTCATAAGTGTCTATTGTTTGAATGTTATCTTTATTACTTTTTAAGCAACGATTCATTAGTATTTCTAGCTTTATAACATCTATTACTTGTAATTCTTCCGTTGGAAAAACATCATCATTAAACTGGGCTATTATTCTACTCCAGTGATATTTGAAAAGTTCTAATTCATCATTGGTAAACTGAAGCTGAAGCTCATTCCAGTATGGACGATCTTCTAACGAAAAAGAGGCCGCTTCTTCTAATGTTAAATTAGCGCGATATTTGCGTTTAATAAAATTAGTAACACTCTCAACGTCGCGATCTAAATGTTTAGCGATATCTTCTGCTGCTAGATCTTTATAAGAACGCTCTATGTAGCGCTCTTCTTCTTTACTAATCCGCCCCTTTTTCATTTTTATTCCTCGCAATATTCTTGATAGTTGTTATAACTTCGTTTCTGCGCTTTTTAGGAACATAAACATTGTTAATTATTTTTAAATAGTCGGGCCTCATGTTAGATGGCAAGTTTTTGTCTATAAGTTCTTGAATATCTGATATATCAATATTGTCGATATATTGTTTACAGTCTATAGTTATGCTATCATTTATAATAGATTGTGGGCTAAGTAATTTTTTCTTAGTTTCATCATCTTTAGAAGTAAAGTGGTTGTCGCGCACAAAGTTTTTTAAACGATTTGATAAGTGGACAGATAAGAAGTTTTCTAGCGGGCGACTAGGATCGTAGCGTTCTAGAGCGTCCATACATATTATAAAAGCTTCTTGTTTTATGTCTTCAGAGTCATAACCATTAAAAGTATACTTGGGCGATATTCTATCAACAACAATATTAATTTGATCAATAACTTGATCTTTTGTTAAATTTTTTGGTATTTTCATTATATTTCTTTACTAAGAATAACATTCCAGTTGTTGTCGTAATAATATCTTATTGTGCCACTAAATTTATCAAAATATATATTACCATCTTTTGCTGGTGGCTTAGTGTCAGTTATATTTAGTGATAAGTAGTCAACATTAACGCTCTTTGTTGTTAACTTTGAACTCTTGAGTACTAATTGCTTGGTGTGATCTTTTATAGAGTCTATGACGGCTAAATTAAAAGATTCTACCTTGTTTAAAGAACGTATATTAATATTTTCTATATTTTCTCCAATTCTGCCAACTAAACTATCTTTTTCTATTACTAATGATGATGGAACATGAGGAGCAACACTTGTTATTATACTATTATCATCAGTAAGTATTTCAATATAAGATCTTGGAATATATGTTGAGACTGTAACAAGTTTTGGCTTAGATGCTATAAAACAGCGTGCTCTTCCTATAACTGGACTAGGAATGTTATTTTCACCCTGTCCGAAATATAGTGGTCTATATCTATTAAGATAAAAATTTTTATCTTTTTGGTATATATAACCTAAACCAACTTCGTACATCTCAACATTTGGGGGATCGTATAATTGAGCTATATAAAAGAACTTACAATTTTCACCGTAAACAACAAAAAAGCTGTGATCCTCAGATTTAAATTCACCAAGCTTAACGGAAGCTAGCCAATCTTGACCTATATTAGCAACATATTCACTACCAAGAAGTTTAAGATCAGTGCTGCCATCAATTTGTTCTGCTCCCTCTATCGCGAAGCTCTTTGAGCATTTGAGTTTCATCCTTAATTTCTTCCTTATTAAGTAATAATGATAAGCTTTGGTCTGGTCTTAGTAAATCATTAATAATTTCTTCTCTTAAACTAGCTGTTGACTTTACTACTAGAGTACTGTCTAATATTGGAATATTGTTTCTCTTCATGACTAATAGGCTCCTTTGTTTTATTATACACTAGTAGTGAATATTTTCACAATTA